CTTGGACAATCGGCTCCCTGATTTCTTTTTCGGGAACTACGACTGCCTCTGCAATTGTTCCCGGTACAGCCAATTATGTGCTTACCACGGGTGGCACCGGGACTATACCAAGCTGGACTCAGGTTAGCCTGACAGCAGCCGTAACGGGAACCCTCCCTGTTGCAAACGGCGGAACTAGTTTTGCATCCTATACGGTTGGTGATCTGCTCATTGCGAACGGCACGACCTCACTAGCCAAGTTGGCAGATGTAGCCACAGGCAACGCGCTTATCTCCGGCGGCGTTGGGGTTGCGCCAGCATATGGTAAGATTGGCCTGACTACGCATGTTTCAGGCACCCTACCAATCGCTAATGGTGGTACAGGTCAGACCAGTGCGTCTGCGGCATTCAACGCACTTTCACCAGTTACCACAACCGGTGACTTGATCATAGGTAACGGCACAAATAGCAGCACACGCCTTGCAATTGGATCGAACACCTATGTTCTGACATCGAATGGCACGACAGCATCATGGCAACCAGCGGCTGGCGGTGGCGGCGGCGTCACCTCATTCAGCGCAGGATCTACAGGCTTCAGCCCTAGCAGCTCAACGACTGGCGCTATCACGCTTTCGGGAACGCTTGGATACGGCAGCGGCGGCACTGGGACCACGTCATACCCGAATAACGGTCAGCTTCTGATTGGCAATGGCGGTGGATACAGCGTAGCTAACCTAACGGCAGGCAGCGGTATTACCATCACCAACGGCTCTGGCTCTATCACTGTTGCTGCATCTGGCGGTGGTGGCGGCACAACGATCAATGTCTTAAACGTATCCACTACGTCGGGTACGTTTTACAACAACGCGCCAAGCTCAACATATTCAAAACCCTTGATTGGATCAGCGACAAGCCCTTCAAACTATGGGGCGTTCTTTTTCAAGAACGGTAGTACGGGGTACAACGTATCCTCTGCCACATTAAGCTCAATTGGGATTACGGACAGCACCTCAACATATACGTCTTACACATCTGGCTCTGATTTTAACAGCTTCCCAAGCACCTTTAACGTCTCTGACGATACCGTGGCTTGCTATGGGGTGATGATTTACAGCGCGGGTATGCAGACGCTTTTCGCAGCAAGCAAAACTGCGCAAACAACTCCTAACCTCGCGCCGTATGATGCTTCATCTGGGTACGCAGGATCAAATCCGGGTATATTTGTCAACACGACTACGGGTGGCTACAACAACAGTGGTGGCCGCTTGGGTGCTGTCGTTTCCAAATCTTCGACAAATTATATTATAAATTTTGGTTCGGGTAATTTTTCATCATCTTCCCTAACTGTTCTTGACATTCAGTTTACAATTAACAGTTCATCCGCTACATATTATGCCGGTACGGATTTCACTCCTTTATTCGCAAACAACTCTTCCAACGGCGGGTTTGAAATGTTTATATCCGTGAGCAACGCAACGCTGCAAACCCTTCTCAACAACTCATTCCTGTGAGGCTAACCAATGTACGCTAAAATCATAGATGGTGCGCTGGTGAAATACCCGTATTATTTAGAAGAAATGCGTTCAGACTATCCTGACGCAACAGTACCAGACGAACCTACGGACGAAGAACTTGCTGCGTGCAACGCAAAACGGGCCACTATGGGACCAAGCCCGAAGCAAAGCAGCCGCACCCACAGCTTCACCCTGTCTTTTACGGATAACGAGGATGGTAGTGTTACAATAAATCCTGTCCCGCACGAACTAGATCGCCGGATTGCTGAGTTCAATATGCGTGATGCGCGTAACAATGCGCTAACCCGCTGCGATTGGGTCATGACCCGTGCATTTGAAGAGGGTGAGCCTGTCCCAGAGGATTATCTGGCGTACCGCAAGGCGCTGCGCGACCTTCCATCGCAGGAAGGTTTTCCATACACCTATGTCTGGCCAACTGAGCCCCGATAACCCCAATTGAGCCAAGCACTTGATTGTCGCCTAATGCATGTTTAAGGGTTAGTCCTTATTTAATGCATTAGGTGATTTATGGAACATAGCCCCCAAAGCGGTAAGAAGATTTGCGTTTACGCCATTTCCAAAAATGAAGAGATGTTTGTCAAAAGGTTCTGCGATTCGGCCAAGGATGCAGACCTAATCCTGATTGCGGACACTGGATCTACCGATGGCACCGTCAAGCTTGCAAAGAAGCATGGCGCAAAAGTTTCGCCTATTTGCATCACGCCGTGGCGCTTTGATGATGCCCGCAATGCCGCATTGGCCCTGATTCCAAAGGACATAGACATCTGCGTCAGCCTTGATCTGGACGAAGAACTACAGCCCGGATGGCGTGAGGAAATTGAGCGCGTGTGGGCGGAAGATACAACCCGCCTGCGCTATAAATTTGACTGGGGTGCCGGGATTGCATTCTTTTACGAAAAGATCCATGCGCGTCACGGTTACCGCTGGGTTCATCCATGCCACGAATATCCCGTACCTTATCTAATCAGCGAAAAGTACGCTGAAACCGACATGCTGCTGGTTATCCATAAGCCTGATCCAACAAAGAGCCGTGGCCAGTATCTTCCGCTGCTGGAGATGTCGGTTAAGGAAGACCCGCACGATCCGCGCAATGCATTTTATTATGCCCGCGAACTATCGTTCCATGGGCAGTGGCAGAAGGCAATTGACGAATGCAATCGGTATCTGGCGTTGCCCGGTGCCAACTGGATAAATGAGCGCTGTTATGCATACCGGGTAATGTCGCGCTGCTATTCGGAATTAGGCGACTGGAATAATGCCATGCGGTCTGCGCGCATGGGTATGGTGGAAGCGCCAAACACCCGCGAACCTTGGGTCGAGATTGCCAAGCTGGCGTATGAACGGCACATGTGGGCTGAATGCTACGGCGCTGCGCTATCCGCGTTGGCCATTAAGGACCGCGAACTGGTGTATACGGTCGATCCTGAGGTGTGGGGCGCAAAGCCGCACGACTATGCCAGTATCGCTGCTTGGAACCTTGGCATGAAAGAGGCAGCCATTGAGCAGTGTGAACTGGCAATTCAGCATGCCCCAAATGATGATCGATTGCTTGAAAATCTAAAGCTTATGACAGAAAAAGCCGATTGATTATCTGCACTAGAACATTGCCGTAATATTTGGTAGAACGCAGCGAACACTTTTATTGCAGCGGGACGCCATGCCAGCAACACCTCAGACAACACCACTTACCTACAATGGCTATGTGACGCAGGTCGCCACCATGGCCATTGTCAATGTGCAGACCACCGCTGGCGTTGTCGTGGGGGTGGATGCGTCATTCAACGACCTTATTCCTCAAATGCTTAACTACGCAGAACTCCGCATCCAGCGCGATCTTGACCTACTCCCATCGCAAACATCGCGCCCCTACACGCTGACCATTGGTAACAACCAATTGCAGCTTGGCGCATATGATTTCGTCACGGTGCAAACAATTACCCTGACCGTGTCTAACAGCACATATCCGCTTCTTCCGGCGACAAAAGAATATTTGCAAAATGTGTATGGATCTTCCGCCATTAGCAACAGGGGGCGGCCAAAGCTTTTTGCCATGTACGGTGGCGACCTTTCCACTGGCGGCGAGACTTACAATAATATCCTTGTCGGCCCCTATCCTGACGCCGCTTACAGTGTTGACGTGGTTGGCACTGTGCGCCTGCCAACGCTGTATGAAAACGCAACAACGCCTTTGGCCAGCACCGGCACAACCTTTATCAGCACTTATTTCCCAGACCTACTGATCCAAGCGTCGCTGATTTACATATCCCAGTTCCAGCGCAACTTTGGTGCAGCGTCTAATGACCCATCAATGGGTCCGACATATGAATTGCAGTATCAAAATTTGCTGAAGGGGGCTGCGGTCGAAGAGGGGCGCAAGAAATTTAGCGCATCCGCTTGGTCATCCATGTCACCTCCCGTAGCGGCCACTCCAACAAGGTAGCGCTTCATGCCTCACGCCAGTTTGAAGCTACGCCCCGGCGTTGATCAGAATGAAACACTAGCCCTGAATGAAGCTGGTATTTCGGTCAGCGAACTTGTCCGCTTTATTCCAGATCAGCAGCAGGGCGCTTTGGTCCAAAAGCTGGGTGGGTGGACAAAATATTACCCTAACACAACGCCAGCCATTACCCGCGCCATGTGGGCTTGGCAGGACACACAGGCAATTAAGCACCTTGCTTACGGCACTGAAGAAATCGGCGTCACAGGATCTGCGCAACTTGGCGTAATTACAAATGGCGTTGCCAGCGACATTACGCCCCGCCAAACAGCCACCAATGTTGCTGCTGCGGCGGCTGCCACGTCTGGCAGTAGTTTCATCATCATCACAGATGCCTCAGTACCCGGCGTCACGGCTTACACCACAGTTTATATTGCCACACAGATTGCCGTTGATGGCGTTGTTCTCTTTGGCCTGTATCGGTGCGATCAAGACGGTTACATCGGGGGTACATCATATTCTGTACAGGCCAAGGATGCCCTTGGGGCTCCCCTTCCAGCCACATCGACAACCTCCGTTACAACGCTTCCACTTTTTTCAGTCATATCGGGCAGTTCTGTTGTTACGGTAACACTGGCCAATCATGGATACACAGAGGGCGCAACCTTCCCCGTGCTGATGTCCACGACAGTTGGCGGCACTACCTTTTATGGCGACTTTGTTGTCGAAACCGTCATCAGTAGCAGCCAGTTTACCATCAACGCCCTTACGCTGCCGTCATCCACAACAACCGGTTATTTAAATGGAAACAATGCCCATTTTATCTACAACTTTGGTGTTGGGGCTATTCCTTCTGGTACGGGGTATGGTGTTGGAACCTACGGAGGTGGTGGATACGGGACAGGAACCGCCGTTGTTCCATCAACAGGAACACCAATCAATGCAGGCGATTGGTCCCTAGATAACTGGGGTGAAATTCTTCTTTCATCCCCTGTATACCCGCAAACGCCACAGTTCCAGCCAATCTATGAATGGGACCCAACTGGGTCGGGGCCAACTGCAACCGTTATTGCTGAAGCACCGCCAGTCAATGGGGGCTTCTTTGTGGCCATGCCGCAGCGCCAAATTATTGCTTGGGGCTCAACATTTACCGGCATTCAAGATCCGCTGCTTATCCGGTGGTGTGATGTTTCGGATTACAACAGTTGGATTGGAACTGTAGTCAATCAAGCTGGGTCTTACCGTTTACCCAAGGGGTCAAGAATTGTTGGCGCAATTCAGGCGGCGCAGCAGGCCCTGCTATGGACTGACATTGGCGTTTGGTCGATGCAGTATATTGGCCTTCCTTACGTTTACTCTTTCAACGAAGTTGGCTCTGGCTGTGGTTTAATTGCCAAGAATGCCGCTGCATCGATTAACGGTTCTGTGTATTGGATGGGCCCGTCACAATTCTTTTCCATGACTGGTGACGGCATCCAGCCTGTATCTTGCCCAATTTGGGACGTTATTTTCCAAGACCTTGACCAAGCAAATTTGAATAAAATCCGGGTTGGGGTCAATTCGCGTTTTGGTGAGATCACTTGGTATTATCCGACCATGAGCAATGGCGGAGAGGTCAATGCATATGCAAAATACAATGTGTTCCTAAAGGTATGGGACTTTGGAACAATGGGTAGGACGGCGTGGGTGGATCAATCCGTTATTGGCCCTCCCGTTGGCGCTGATCCAAGTAGCCGGTATATTTATCAGCATGAAACGTCGGAAAATGCTGATGGCCAACCTATGCTTTCCAGCTTCCAAACCGGCTATTTTGCCATGGCAGAGGCGGATGTGAAGATGTTCGTCGATCAAGTTTGGCCAGACATGAAATGGGGATATTACGGCGACACTCAAAATGCCACGGTTAACCTTACTTTTTATGTTGCTGACTATGCTGGCCAGACGCCTATTACATATGGCCCCTACCCGCTGACGCAAAGCACAACATTTATTTCTCCGCGCTTCCGGGGGAGGTTAATGTCAATTGGCATTGGCAGCAGCGACATCGACTCATTCTGGCGCATTGGAAACATTCGCTATCGCGTCCAACCGGATGGAAAGTTTTAACCATGGCATCATTAAGTGATCTTCTTACTACCGCAAAGAACATTGCATCAGCCATTAACGGCGTGGCGCAGACTTATGTGGCTGTGCAGGGTGCTAAAATTCTTCAAAACATCACCACAACTGCGGTTGTGAGTAACGACGCTGGGCGGTTGGCGGTGGTTACCGTAACGACCGCAGGGTCAAGTGTAGGCACCATTTATGACGCTGCCGCAACCGGCATTACAACTCGACCCATTTACACTATCCCAAACACAGTTGGTGTTGTATTCGTGAATCTTCCAGTGGTTTACGGTATTGTCGTGGTTCCCGGAACAGGTCAAGCTGTCACAGTCAGCTATTCGTGAGGTTCTTATGCCATTAAAGCACGGTAAATCGCAAAAGGTCATCAGCGGCAATATTGCTGAAATGATTAAGTCCGGGCACCCTCGCGATCAAAGCATCGCCGCTGCGCTTTCAACTGCGCGTAAAGTGCGGGCATCTGGCGGTCAGGTCAGCACCAAACTGCACAGCGGTCCTATACACAGCGCCGTAGCAGGCCGCACAGACCACCTGCCTATGCATGTGGCGTCCGGATCTTATGTCATCCCCGCCGACATCATCAGTGCGATGGGTGAGGGTAACACCATGGCTGGCTTTAAGCACATGCGCACCATCTTTGGTGGCACTCCTTACGGCAATGTGGATGAGCCCTATGGTGTTGAAGGCGGCCCCTACGGTGAGCCGCTGCCCGGTAAGGCTGAAGGCGGCGCTGCGACCGTCCCGATTGTTGCGGCTGGCGGAGAGTATGTTGTAACGCCTGAGCAGGTGGTTGAAGCTGGTGGTGGCGATCTTGACACTGGCCACCGGGTGCTAGATGAATTTGTCAAGCGCATGCGCGCTGAAACGGTTAATACATTAAAGAATCTACCCGGACCTAAGAAAGATTAATTATGGCAGATAAAACAAACCCAAATGACCTTTATATTCGTGTCGGAACGCCTGAAGATATTGATGAAATTATGGTCGTTGCCATGCAGGCGACTGAGGAAAATGGGTTCCTTGAAGCCAGTCCCGCCAAATTGGTCCAAGAAATCTATCCAGCCCTATGCCAAGACCACGGCATTGTTGGCCTAATTGGTCCAAAAGATGGCGCAATTGAGGGTATTGTGGTCCTAAGAATTGGCACAATGTGGTACTCAGAAGCGCCTGTTGTTGAGGAAAAAGCTATCTTTGTTCACCCCGAATTCCGCAGCGCAAGAGGCGCTCGTGCAAGGCGTTTGTGTGACTTTAGTAAAAAGGTATCCGATACCCTTGGAATTCCTTTAATAATTGGTGTATTGTCCAATAACAGGACGGAAGCTAAGGTACGGATGTATGAGCGCCAGTTTGGGAAGCCAAGTGGTGCTTTTTTCCTATACGGCGCGAAAACTGGAGATTACTCCAGAACGGAGCATTAAATGGGCGGTAAAACCTCTAAGTCAACACAGCAGATCACTATCCCACCAGAGGTGTTGGCTAGGTATAATGCAATCAATGCCCGTGCCGATACGGTCACCAATAAGCCGTACCAGTATTATCAAGGGCAGTTTGTCGCTCCCTTAACGGCTACGCAACAATCAGGTATCGCCAATACCAATGCCGCAGCAGGCATGGCGCAGCCATACTATGGCGCTGCGACAGGCCAGCTTATGGGCGCGCAGCAGGCGGCAATGCCCTATTATCAGGGTGCAACACAGCAGCTTGCTCAGGGTATCAACGCCGGGAACCAATTTGCAAACCAGTCATCTGGAACTTTAAATAATGCCCAAAATGTTGGCAATCAGT